AGTGTAGCAGAATTATCTGTAGAACCTTCTGAAAAAGAAGATAAAATAAAGTATACAGAACCTAATAATCGTACATTACATGAAAATATGCATGAAGCAAAAAAAGTATTACGAAATTCTGGAATGAGTTCTAAAGAAATATACAATTCTAGAAAAGATGGTTCTATATTTAGATTAGCTTCAGAAAAAGATTCTAATTTTGCACAACGTATATCGCAATATAATCCTGAAACTGTAACAAAATTTTTATCTAACTTTTCAAAAACTGCAGGAGCAATAGCAGTAGCAGGGGGTATAGGAAAAACTTTATTAAAAGGAGCTTTATATGTAGCTGCTCCTCAAACAAGGGCTGGAGAATTAATTTTTGAATTAGGTTTACAAGCAAGTACTCCCAGTACCCCCGGTAAAAAACCACCAGAATCTTTTGCTGGAAAAATACAAGAAATGTTTAAGATGACCGAAGGAAGATCTGAGTTTACTTTAGAAGGTTCACAATATGCTCCAGAAATAATAGGAGATGTTAAAAGTCAAATTGATTTAGAAGAACGCCAAAGAGATTTTCTAGATAAAAAATTAAAATTACGAGGAGACTTAGGAAAACAAGTAGGATTAATGTTTGAAAGTTATCATAAAAAACCTTCTTTAGTCGAAGGTCTAAATAAAGAAGATTTTCAACAAATGCAAGAAGAAATTGCAAAAGCTAAACCTAAAACACCTAGTCCAAAAGTAACTGCAAAAGAATTAGATACACAAATGTTGCAAAATCAAATGGATGTAAATACTGGAAGATTGTCAAAAAAAGATTTTATAGATACTTTTCCATCAAATGAAGGAATAGTAGGTCAAAAAGGTGTACCTACTAATAATCCTAGATCTGCAAGTTATTGGATAAGAAATCTAGAAAAACCAAAAGATCAAAGAGGGCCGTTTGGATACTAATAAATTTTCAATTTTTAATTACAACAACTAACTAACTAAGGAGTAAATACTATGCCAATGGGAAATAAACAGATGTACGGAAAAGGGTACATCATGGGACAAATGAGTAAGCAAGGTGAATTTAGTGACGCAAATGAGTCTGCACTTTATCGTGAGAAGCTAGAGTTTGGTGTCGGAACAAAACAAGGTGTTCTTACAGAAGACTTTCCTTCAGAGGGCGGTAACAAGCACATGGGTCAAGCTGCTATGATTATGGCTTCAAGTAAACAAAGTATCTAATAAATATACACAAGGTAACTGAGTATGGCAATTGATGACGGTGAACTAGAAGATACAGAAGGTATGATCGCTGTACCAGAAGCGGAAGCAGCAACAGGTATTGTAGGAACAATACAACAACGTTTTAATGATGCAGAGAATGGTCGGCAACTAGAAGAACAACGTTGGTTAAAATCCTACAAGAATTATAGAGGAATCTATGATTCAACTACTCAATATCGTAACAATGAACGTAGTCAAGTATTTATTAAGATAACCAAAACAAAAGTACTTGCAGCTTACGGACAAATTGTAGATATACTATTTGCTAATAATAAGTTTCCTATCTCAGTAGAAAGTACACCTATGCCAGAAGGTATAGATGAGTTTGCACATCTAAGTAAACAGCCAGTACAAGAAGATTTTGGGCCTTATGGTTTTGAAGGTGATGACAACGAACTCCTTCCGGGAGCAATGGAAGCAACACCTAAACAACAAGAAGGGCCACAAGCTGCAAACTTAGGTGGTTTAAGTGATAAGTACGCAGGAGCTAATTTAGCTTCAGGGCCAGCAAAATTAGGTGAACCTCAAATATCTCCTGCAGCCGATGCAGCACGAAACATGGAGAAGTGCATCCACGACCAACTTCTCGATACCAGTGCCATCACTGTGTTACGTCATGCTATATTCGAGTGTGCATTGTTAGGTACTGGTGTCATAAAAGGGCCGTTCAATTACACAAAAACTGTGCATAATTGGTCAATGGGAGAAGAAGGACAAGAAAGAACTTACGATCCTTATGAGAAAACTGTACCAAGAGTAGAAGCAGTTAGCTGTTGGGACTTCTATCCAGATCCTAGTGCTACGAATATTAATGATGCTGAGTATGTAATACAAAGACATAGAATGAACAGGGAGCAATTACGTGATCTCACAAACCGTCCTCATTTTGACCCAGAAGCTATCAGCAATGTGCTCAGTGGTGGCCCAAACTACCAAGAGCGTTATTTCGAGCACTCACTCCATTCTAATGAAGATGATCCGACTTATGCAGGTAATCGTTATGAAGTGTATGAATATTGGGGCAACCTTGATACGAAACTTGCAGAAGAGTTTGGTATGGATATGGGAGAAATTAAAGATGATTTGGACTCAATCCAAGTAAATATCTGGATATGTGGAAATGAAATTATTCGCTTTGTAGCTAATCCTTTTATTCCTGCTCGTATTCCTTATCACTCTTTTCCTTACGAACTCAACCCCTATCAATTGTTTGGTGTAGGTGTAGCTGAGAATATGGAAGATAGCCAGATGCTAATGAACGGTCACATTCGTATGGCTATAGACAATCTTGCATTAGCAGGACACTTAGTATTTGACATAGACGAAACACAACTTGTACCCGGTCAGTCTTATGACGTATTTCCCGGTAAAGTATTTCGTAGACAGTCAGGTGTTACTGGTACTGCTGTTAATGCTATTAAGTTTCCGAGTACTGCAGGTGAAAATATACAGATGTACGATAAAGCTAGACAACTAGCAGACGAACAAACTGGTATACAGAGTATATCACACGGACAGACAGGTGTTACTGGTACTGGTCGTACTGCTGCAGGACTGAGTATGTTAATGTCGAGTGCAGGACTTAGTGTAAAAACAGTTATAAAAAATATCGATGATTCCTTGCTCAAACCGTTAGGTGAAGCTTTCTTTCAATGGAACATGCAGTTTAATGACGATACTCCAGAGAAGATAGGCGACCTAGAAATTAAACCAAAGGGTACAAGTGCTGTTGTGCAGAAAGAAGTTAGGTCACAACGATTGACAGCTTTGTTACAGACTGTTGCCAATCCAATGTTAGCACCATTTATTAAAATACCAAACTTAATTAAAGAACTAGCAATTAGTCAAGACATAGATCCCGATGCTCTAGTCAATGACGTTAGTGAAGCAGCAGTGTTTGCTGAAGTACTGAGAGGTTTAAATGAACGAACAACAGGCGAAGTTGCTCCTGCCACTGGTCAACAACCAACAGGCATGGGAGGCACTGGAGGAGTACCTCAAGGAGTTGGCCCCAATGATGAGACAGCGGTTGGTGGTGGAGGAATCGGAGTTGGAAGTGCGAAGACTGCAGGGGAAGCTGGCTTTACTGGAAATGCTCCTCAAACTGAAACAATCAGCTAACGCTACAGTAAAAGTAAATAAAAAATTTAAGGAATAAAGAATGGCATATTTTGATAGTAATGATCCAGTTGCAAATGCTCTAAAAGAAAAATTTGAAGAAGATGCAAAAGGCCCAACAATTTCTTTAGATTCTAATACAAATGAATTTACATTAGGTGGTAAAAAAAATCCTAATGCTTCAGATTGGCGTAAAGCGTACAGTGATTTTATGAGAGAAGGTGGAACTCCTATAAATACTCCACAAAATATGTCAGCAACTAAAATGTATCAACATCCTCTTTTTGCTGGAATGGGATTATCTGGATATTCTCAAGCACCTTACTCTAAAGGATTTTTAGCAGATATGCAAGGAAATATTGCTAAAGAAGAAACGGCTGCACCTGTTTCAGATCAAAATGTTACACCAGTAGTTAGACGTAGAGTGTCGGAACAAACAGAACAATTTGGTGATGATTCTTCTGCTCCACAAACGCAAGCTCCAGACAGAACTTCTGAAACAAATTATGGATGGCTTTCAGAAGATCAACGATCTATAGGTCATATGTTATCAGTTTTACCCGGTGGTGCTTTAATTTCTGCAGGTATGTATGCTAATCAAGCAGATGCTATACGATCAGCATATGGTCAATTTGGAAGTAAAGTTTCAGCTTTAGATATGGCAAAACAAGCACTTCCAGAGTCTGTAAAAAAATTTTTTAATATAGAAGATGATCTTACGCTTAATAAAATGATATTTGATATGGAAAATAAAAATATATCAGGACGTAAGACGACAGATCCACAAGGTGTTATTACTTATGATTACACATATACATATGGTGATGTCACTACTGATCCTATGAGTCAAACACAATGGAGTGAACAACAATCTCTTTTAGATAGGTTAAGTGAACAACAAGCTTTTTTCTCAGAAGATGAAGCAGGTGAAGAAGATCAATTTGGTAGTTTTGATTTATCAGAAACTTTCGAAGGTGAAGACACTGATGTAGAAACTGGAGGTAGTGCACCAGTTGGTGGATCAGATGCTGAAGATGCTTCAGGTGAAGGTGATGATAGTAGTGGCGGTAGTGTAGCAGGTGATGGTTCTGGAAATATAGGTGGTACAGGTATGGGTGGTATGACTGGGGATATCTATTAAGTTAAATAAATACAACAAAGGAAAATATTATGGCAATAAATGATATGATGGCAATGGCTCCACAACAAGCAGAACAACCACAAAAACCTATGCCACCAATGCAGCCACCAGAAGCAGGTTTTATAAATGAACCTAGTGCTATGCCACCACAGGAAGGTGGAGAAGAATCTGTAGCGGATGACATACCAATGGAAGCAGAAGAAGGTGACTATATTCTTCCTTACGAGACTGTTTTGCTAGTTGGTTTAAAAGATTTAAACAGATACGCTAGAGAAGCAATACAACTTGCTATGGCTAATGATGTTGATTTATCTGGTACGGATATTGATCCTACAGATAAAGTTCCTATTAAAATAAGTAATTATGAATATCGTATTCCTAAACAATTAGTTACATTTTTTGGTGGTGGTAAAAAATATCTTGATAAAATAAGAGAAGAAGGTCTTCAACTACGTAAAAGATTAGATGAAGAAAAAAAATCAGAACAAAAAACTCCTAATAAACAAGAACAACCTATGCCACCTTTACCACAAGAAGGTATGATGCCACCACAACCACAAGGTATGATAGAACAACCAGAAACACCTATGATGCCACCACAACCACAAGAAGCACCTATGCCACCACCACCAATGATGCAAAAAGGTGGTTTTGTCAAAGATAAAGATGCTGCAATGTTGGAAAAAGATAAAGCTCCTACAACACAAGAACAAACGAGACTAAAAGCACAACAACCAGCAATGATGACACCAGATGGTAAACGTGTACAACAAGGTTTCAGTGCTCCAGCAGGTTATAATGAAGGTGGTAATGTTAAACAAGGCACACAAAGACGTATATATGGCTATGATTTTAATGTTGTAGATGATCCTAGTTATGAATCTGAAGGATCAGGATTTATAGAGTTTGTACATCCTGATGAACCTTCAAATACATTAAAAAAACCTAGTATTATTATTAGAAATAGATCTGAGTTAGAAAAACAAGTAGGAAATATAGATGAGTTTGTAAAAGGTGAAGCATTACATTATCTAGCAGATGTTGATCCAACATTTTCAGATTTTAGAGATCAGTATTTAAAATCTTTAACACAAGGACAAAAAGCAATTGATAAAAGAGCTTATGCACGTTCTAAAGAAATGTATGGAGAAAAAAGACCTTACAACAAATGGTTTGATGCAAATAGATTAGATGCACATATTCGTGGGTATTTAAGTCCTGATAAAGCAGATGAATGGCGAGGATCTTATACCCCTGAACAAATAAATATTTTAGAAAAAATGAAAAGTTATTTAAATTCAGGCAAAACACAAGATCTTGCAGAAGGAGCACCACCTAATCAAAGAGCTTCAGGAGGTTTTGTAACAAGATGATCTACGATAGTTTTTTACACTTTCTTAAAAAAGTAGAGAACGGTAACAAAGTTGGATGGCACGTATCTGAACAAGTTTGGTATCCTCACGCATCACCTGAAGGTGGTAACGATACAATTGGTTACGGACACAAACTATTAGATGACGAAGTTGAAACGGCAAACAAAGGTTTGTCAGAGACAGCTATTACTCAGATGTTTATGAACGATGTAGACAATGCTACGCAAGTAGCTAGAAGAGTTATGAAGAGTCATTTTAATCAAGATTTTGACAGTCTCTCAGATAACGGTAAATGCATGATCATAGATTTTGCTTACAACTTAGGTGGCGGTGGTTTAAAAAAATTTCCTAAGTTTGTAAAAGCAGTATGTGATGATGACTTAGAAGGTATGAGACAACAATACAAAAGATATTATAGTGCTAACGGCACTAAGAAAGAATTGAAGCAACGTAACGAATTATTTTTTACGTTGTTTCTTTCGTAAGCAGCTACCTGAACAACAGTTCGGCCCTGCTTGTTAACCTACCGATGGCAACCTACACAACAAGTGTAGCCCCAATGAAGGAGAGGTATTATGGCTAGAGAAAATGTACAAACTGATGATAACGAAGGAGAAGACTTAGAGCCTACCCCATATCAGAATGATTATAGGCGAAACCTTGCGATAGATGATGATTCCGATGAAAGTGATCTTCAAGACCCTGCAGATATGCAGACTACTCGAAAAGATACTGAGGGATTAGCACAGACCAAGGCCAGTAAAGAACAGACACACGATTTTAAAAAGCGTTACGGTGATTTAAAACGTCACTACGACACTAAGTTAAATGAGTGGAAACAGGAAAAAGAAATGTTTCAAGCAAAGCTTGCAGTAGAGGCAAAAAAGCATGACATAAAAAAGTTGCCCAAGACTGAAGAAGAGTTAGAAAGTTTCAAAGAAAAATATCCTGATGTCTACGATGTAGTGGAAACTATATCATCTTTACAAGCCAGTGAAAAAGTGAAAGATATTGAAGGACGTTTAGAAGAGTTGCGTTACAAAGAACAAGAAGCTGTAATACAAACAGCCGAAAAACAACTTTTAAATATACATCCTGATTTTGTTGATCTCAAAGAAAATGAAAATTTTCTAAACTGGCTAGAAGAACAGCCTAACAATATATCTGACGGTATTTTTAAAAACAATACTGACGTAAAATGGGCAGCTAGAGTTGTCGATCTCTTCAAAGCAGATATCGGTGCTCCTCGTAACACAAAACGTGCAAATCAGAAAGCCAATAAACGTCCACAATCTAGCTCATCTAAAAACCAAGCTGCTCAATCTGTGACAAAGACCACAGCAAACAGAAGCTTAGATAGTTTTCAAGATGACACAAAGATTTGGTCTATAGCAGAAATTTCACGATTAAAACCTAAAGAGTACGAGCTTTTAGAAAAAGAGATTGATAGAGCCGTAAAGGAAGGTCGAGTTGTGGATTCTGTAGAGTAATAATATAGAATAAGAAGGAGAAAAACAATGGCTTTTTCGACTGCAGCAGGATATGGAAATCTACCTAGTGGTAATTTCGTACCTGTAATCTATAGCCAAAAAGTTCTCAAATTCTTTAGACGTGCCTCGGTAGCGGAAGCAATTACGAATACCGATTACGCTGGAGAGATTGAAAACTTTGGCGATACTGTGAATATCATAAAAGAGCCTACCATCACGGTAAACTCTTATACTCGTGGTAGCACAGTAAATACTGAAGCTCTTGCTGATGATCAGATTCAGCTTGTCGTAGACCAAGGCAACTACTTTGCTTTTAAGGTTGATGACATTGAAGAGCGTCATAGTCATCTGAACTTTGAATCACTAGCTACATCTTCTGGTGCTTACACCTTGAAGAAAGCTTATGACTACAATGTTCTAAAAAATATTGCTGACAATGCTGCTGCTCCTTCAGGAACTCTAGCAACGCAAGCTACATCTGCTAATACTGGTGACGAAGTTGCCGATTTAGTAGCACAAGCTGCTGCGGAACTAGATAAGAACGATGTTCCTGAAGAGAATAGGTGGCTAGTAGCAGCACCCGGATTTTATGAAGTACTGCGTAAAGCATCTTCTAAAATTATGGATATGTCTATAACTGGTGGAGCACAGTCTCCATTGCTTAACGGCAAAGTTACAGAACAGAAGTTGCATGGATTTGATCTTTATCAGTCTAATGCAATTGGTGTTGGTACTACTGGTTCAGCAGCAACACATGTTTTCAACGATTCTGCAACCTCTGGACACACTTTGATCCTCTTTGGTCATATGTCTGCAGTAGTAACTGCTTCTCATATTGCCAAGACGGAAGTCATTCGAGATCCAAATAGTTTTGCTGACATTGTACGTGGTCTTCACGTATTTGGACGTAAAGTTATTCGTGGCTCTGGAACTGGCTACAAAGGTGTATTCAAAGGGTTGATGGATCTAGACAGTTAAAAGGAGGATTAAAAATGGCTACTTATGATCGTACTGTTACAGGCGGTGGTACTGCTGGGCATCCTTCTAATGCTGCTGTTCCATATGTTGTAACATCTCCTGTGTGGGATACTGCAGATGGTGGTGCTGGTGGTGACATCGTTCAATTGATCGATGTACCTGCTGATACTATGATTATTGCAGGGTGTCTAGAAGTTCTAGAAGCTCGTGGCAATGGTCAAATTACTATGGATATTGGGTTTACTGGCGGTGATGTGGACTGTTTTCTTGACGGTTCTGCATGTGCTGCAGGTTTCTCACCATTCCTAGAAGCTGCTGTAGGAGCATCAGGATCTAATGCTCGTATGCTCACAAGTGCTGACACTATTGATGCTCTCATCTTAGATGGTGGATCAACTGGTGAAAGTGCTCTACGTTTCCGTATTCATGTTGTGTTAGCTGATGTTTCAGTTAACCCAGTTGAATCGGCTACGGTGTCTACTGGCACGTAACACTTAATACAGTTTTGTGGGGTTCTGCAAAAATCCCACACTTTCTTTGTATTGTATTGTTTTGACAGAAAGGACACATTATGTTTTTTTTAAAGCTGCTTGAAGATAATGAAGTTAAAGATTGTGCAAAAGGAATACGTAAAGCTAAATTTATAAACGGTTCAATTACACAACCTATTAAAAATTCTAAAAGTAACACAGAATCTATCGGTATACCTGAAAATGTACGTAGAATACTGACAAATAAATTTTATGATAATCACTACATTGATTCAGTTTATTGTCCCAACAGAGTTTCTGTAAATTTTTATAATAAATACGTTGAGGGTGATTTTTACGATATACACGTAGATTCTTTTAAAGCTAAACCTAAATCTAACAACATATATTTTGATTACGGTTTTAGTGTAAATTTATCGGATGATTATGAAGGTGGAGAATTTGTTTTACAGACACCTCTAGGAAACATAGAACGAAAGCTATCGAGTGGTGAAGCTGTTATATTTCCTATAATTTATCCACATGGTGTAAAAAGAATAATAAAAGGTGAAAGAGAAAATATTATTGGATGGTTATCCTCTAACGTAACATACGAACAATCTTTTCTTCTTCACACGATGTACGAGGTAAACTCTTACCTTATGGATCAAAACAAAGAAATATTTATTAAATCAACTTTAATACAAACGTACCTTAAAAAAGAATGGGGTAAGTAAGGAGTAAAGACGAATGGCTACATTAAGTTTGACTACACACTTTACAGTAGATATTCCTGATGATGATAGTCATACTATTACTGGTGGAAGCACTACTGCTACTGATTCAATAACAATTACACATTACTTTGATAAGCGTTATAGTATTACTAACTCAACGCTTACAGAAGTATGGAATGATGATCTTTTATCAGATTTTGATTTTTTGTGGATAGAAGCAGATCAGACCGTAGAGCTACAACTCGTTTGTAATGAAGGTGGAACACTATCAGGAAATAATATAGAGAACGGTTTCTGTGTTAAATTAATTGCTGGTGTACCTTTTGTTCTAGGCAGTGATGATAGCCGTAACATGGGTAATATGGCTGGTACGTTTAATGAGAGCAATCATCAAAGTGAAATAGATACGTGGGAAACAAATTGGTCTGCAGATACAATAGACCGAATAGAATGTTATAACTCATCAGGCAGTACAGCTAATGTACGTGTCTTTGCTGCAACTTAATATTAATATAAAGGAGAATAAAATGCCAGAACCAACAATTAAAATACCAAAACTAAATTTAGAAGTATTAGAAGATGATTCTAAAGTAGGAAAGAAAAAGAAGAAGAAGAAGATATCTAAGCAGCCAGAACCTTTAGATACTATTAGGAAAAAGAAGAAGATATCTAAGCAGCCAGAACCTTTAGATACTATTAGGAAGAAGAAGAAGATATCTAAGCAGCCAGAACCTTTAGATACTATTAGGAAGATATCTAAGCAGCCAGAACCTTTAGATACTATTGTAAAAAAGAAAAAAGATAAAGGTGCTACTGCAAAAAAGAAAAAATCAAAATCTTCTTCAGGTTCTTATAAAATAAAAAGTGGAGATACTTTATCTGCAATTGCTAAAAAAAATAATACAACAGTAGCAACATTAGTAAAACTTAACTCTATAAAAAATCCTGATAAAATTCGTGCAGGAGCTTCATTAAAACTTCCTACTTCAACGAAAGCTGATTCTTTTGATAAAAAAACTGCAAGAGGTGGAGATAAAGGTAGAAAACCAGCTAAGTATTCTTTGTACAGAGATCGTTCTTCTACAAAAAAATCTGTTAAAAAAGATCCTGTTATAGATGAATCTGTTGATACAAAAAGTATGACAAGAAGAAAACCAAAATTTTCTGAAGATGCAAAGAAAAAATCTCAAGAAAGAAAACAAGAAAAACCACGTTTTAGATTTGCAGGAAAAAAAGGAACAATGTTAGGAGATTTATCTAGAAAACTTGGTATAAAATTTGACTACAATGCAAAATCAGGAGATGAACTTGCTGGAGGAGGTATGGTAGGTGCTTCTGACATGTCTGCTAAAAAAATGTCTTCACCTGCTAAAAAGAAAAAGATGCCACAGTATTATATGGGTGGTGGTATGATTAAAAAAGGTAAAAAATATGCTTATGGTGGTCGTGTAGCAAAGTATAAAGGATAACGTTTAATGGCAACATATTTGACCTTAACGAACAGAGTTTTAAATGAATTAAATGAAGTTGAGTTAACTTCTTCAAATTTTAGTTCATCGAGAGGTGTGCAATCTATGGTGAAGAATGTCGTTAACAAAGGAATTAACGATATTTACAATTCAGAAGTAGAATGGTCATTTTTGTATAAAGCCAAAGAACAAGTTTTGACAGCAGGTCAAAGAACGTATGGTTATCCTTCTGATGCTCGTAAGATAAACTTTAATAGTTTTGTATTAACACCAACTGATTTAATTACAAATGGTTCGTTTACAAACAACATTAGTGATTGGACAACAGTATCAGGATCTCCTTTCTACACTAAAGCTTCAGCAGATGGTGCTCTACGTCTAAATGCTGCTGAAGCTACACAATCTATCAGTACAATAAACGGTAAAGACTATGTTGTTAGAACACGTACTTTTGGTGGAGACATAACTCTAAAAATAGGTACAAGTTCTGGTGGTACAGAAATATCTAGTACAACATTAACTGTTGACAATGCAGGTGATGGAGAGTATAATATAACTACATTTACTGCAACAGCTACAACCATATACATAGGTTTTGCTAATACAGCTTCCAGCAACTATGACGTAGGCAGTGTAGAAGTTACTGAAAATATTCAACCAGAACGTTTAACATATCTTTCTTACAATGAATGGCTTGATAACCACAGTGAACGTGATCTTAGCACAACAAGTTCAGATCAGTTTGGTTTACCTCGATATGTTTATCGTACACAAGATAACAGTAATATAGGTTTTAGTCCTATACCAGAAAAAAGCACGTATTCTGTTTCTTATGATTATTTTATAACACATACAGATTTATCTGCACATAACGATAGTCCTACATTGCCTGATAGGTTTAATGACATCGTAGTTAACAGAGCTAAATACTATGCGTACATGATGAGAGCAAACATGGCTGGTGCTCAGTTAGCTGAGAAAGATTATCTGGAAGGTGTAAAAAGAATGAGAGTTGAGTTGCTAAATCATCAAAACTATTTTTATCCTGCAGGTATTACAGGAGCTTCCAAACGTTTTGTAGGTGTGAACGCATAACATGGCTGAGATAACAGCACCCGAATATATATCTCCTTACGTTGTAACGGTATCAGGTGGCTTAGTACTAGACAGAGATGTTTATACGATGCCAGTTGGAGCAGCTACAATACTGCAAAACTTTGAACCTTCTGTAAAAGGTGGTTATCGTAGGTTAAGCGGTACAGCTAAATATGACGCTAATTTACTAGGTGGAGCTACGGACACAGTATTGGGTGTAGCTATATTTAGAGATAAGGTTATAGCAGCTTCAAGTACGATTGTTCAAGAAAGTTCTGGCAGTGGCTGGTCGAGTATAGACACAGGAAGAACGAGTGCAGGTCGTTATCGTTTTGAAGAGTACAACTTTACTACGAATGAGAATAGACTTATTTTTGCTGATGGTGCTAACTTTGCAAGTTTTTATAATGGCACTACTGTTGTTGACATAAAAGGTTCTACAACAATCTCTGCAACAGGATCAGCAAGTAGTTCTTCAACATCATTAAGTGTAACGAGTGCTGCTGGTATAGCTGAAGGTATGTACATAGGCGGTACTAACATTGGTTCTGGTGCTAAAGTATCGAGTGTTTCAGGAACAACTATAACAATGTCTGTAGCTACAACAGGTACTATTAGCAGTGCTAGTGTAACTTTTGCAGGTTTAGGCACAGCCCCAACAAATCCTAGTATGGTTGCAGCTTTTAAAAATCATATGTTTTATGCTGGCATGAGTGCTGAACCTAACACAATAATATTTTCTGCTATTGGTGATGAGAATGATTTTACATCAGGCAACGGTGCAGGTTCGTTAAATGTAGATAGTACTATTGTTGCTATCAAATCTTTTCGTGAATCACTGATGATATTTTGTGAAGATCGTATCTACAAACTAACAGGAAATGCGTTAGCAGATTTTGCAATAGAACCTGTTTCACGTAACGTAGGATGTTCAGATGCTTTTAGTGTGCAGGAAATAGGCGGTGACATTCTCTTTCTAGCACCAGATGGTTTACGTACTGTTGCTGGTACTGCACGTATTGGTGACGTAGAATTAGGAACTGTATCTAAACAAATACAAGATAGGATTAATGACATAGGATTTGACAATGTATCCTCTGTTGTTATTCGAGGTAAAAGTCAATATCGTTTGTTTTATCCAACAACAGGTGGTTTAGAAACTTCTGCTAAAGGATTAATAGGAGTTCTTAAATCTAATCCTCAAGGACAGCTAGGTTGGGAATACAGTGATATACGAGGACTAAAACCTTCTTGTTGTGTTTCTGGATTTGTATCGGGTGTTGAAACAATTATACATGGTGGATACGATGGCTATGTATACAAACAAGAATCAGGAAATACATTTGCCGGAACAGCTATGACAGCCCTCTACAGATCACCAGACTTAACAATGGGTGATGCTGGTATAAGAAAAAATATGCAACGTATTAATGTAAACTATGATCCTGAAGGTGCAGTAAATGTCTCGTTATTTGTTAAATATGATTTTGAAGATGCTGCAACACCGCAACCTGCAGCATACACATTAACCACAGCCGATACTGCTGCTGTCTACGGTAATTCAGGTTCATTGTACGGTTCTGCAGTATACGGTGCAGAAGGTATGCCAATTGTAAGACAATCAGTAGAAGGAAGCGGATTTACAGTCGTTATACGTTTAACAGATACAAGTAGTAATCCACCTATAACCTTAAAAGGATTTGAGTTAGAATTTACACCGGGAGCGAGAATGTAAAATGGCAGGATATTCAGCAAGACAAAATACATATACTACAGGAGACACAATCAAAGCAGAGGATACAAACGAAGAGTTTGATGCGATTGTAACTGCTTTTGGAACGTCTGGACATACGCATGATGGCACAGCAGGTAACGGTGGTGCTCTGTCAAAGTTAACTGGTAGTAATTCTATTACAATTGGTGCTGCAACTGCAGGTACTGATATTACTATGACATTTGATGGTGAAACAAATGACGGTGTGCTCAAGTGGATGGAAGATGAAGATTACTTTGAGTTTTCTGATGCAATTTTAGTAAGTAGCACAAACAGATTACAATTTGGTGATACAGGAACTTACATTCATCAATCAGCAGACGGTGTATTAGATTTAGTATCAGATACTGAAATAGAAATTAATGCAACTACAATAGATATTAATGGTGCAGTAGATATATCAGGTAACACAACAGTTGGTGGAGATCTTACTATCACAGGTGATGATCTTACAATGGGTACGAATACTTCTGGACATATTCTTGTAGCAGATGGTACAAATTATAATCCTGTTGCAGTGTCTGGTGATGTTACGATAGCATCTAACGGTGCTGTTACAATTGCTAATCAGGCAGTAGAAAATGCAATGTTAGCAGATGATGCGGTAGGTGCAGATGAGTTAGCAGCTAACGCTGTAGTCAATGCAAGTGTTGCTTCTGGTGCAGCAATAGATGTGTCAAAAACTGCTCTTACAGCAGGAACTAATATTTCTCTATCTACCAATACATTAAATGTAGATGATGCTTTTCTCATTAATAGCGGTGATGACACAACGAGTGGAGTGGTTACTTCTGCTGGTTATAAATTAAATGTAGGAGCAGGTAGTGGAGATATTACAACTCAGTTTCAACAAGGCGGTACTACTCTCTTTACTGTAGGCATCGATGATTCAGATAGTGAAAAGTTTAAGATACATTCAGGTACAGCATTAGCAGATACTAGTGATTTAGAGATAACTTCTGCTGGAGTTGTGTCGTTAGCTAGTGATCTTAATGTTGGTGGTAATACTGTACTTACAGGTAATCTTACAGTTAACGGTACAACTACTACAGTAAATACTGCAACTATGGGTGTAGTAGATCCAATTATTCATCTTCAAACTGCTTCAGATGGTGGTGCGTTAGGTTCCGATACTAATAAAGATGTTGGTATTGTAATGCAATATCATAATGGTAGTGCAGCTAAGAACGCATTTCTTGGTTGGGATGATTCAGCAGGAAAGCTAACATTTGTTGCTGATGCGTCATTATCAAGTGAAGTTGTATCAGGATCTGTAGGAACTATAGTTGCTAATTTTGAAGGTGACATAACAGGTAACGTAACAGGAAATACTAGTGGTACAGCAGCAACAGTTACAACGGCTGCTCAAAGTAATATAACTTCACTCGGTACACTTACTACTTTAACAGTAGATGACATTATAATTAATGGTACTAATATTGGACATACATCTGATACGGATGCTATGGCTATATCTTCTGGCGGTGTAGTTACATTTAGCCAAGTACCTTTATTTCCTAATGATACAATAGAAACTGCAGATATACAAGCTGATGCTGTAACTGGAGCTAAGATAGCAGACGATGCAATTAATTCAGAACATTATACTGATGGAAGTGTTGATTTAGCTCATATATCTACTGGAGCTAAAACTGAAGTTATTGCAATTGCTTGTGGTGATGAAACAACAGCAACAACAGCAGCAACAGCCGTTGTTACTTTTCATATGCCATATGCTTTTTACTTAACAGGAATAAAAGCTGGAGTAACTACAGCCCCTGTAGGTTCAGTTTTAACTGTTGATCTTAACGAAGCAGGTTCTACCTGTTTAACTACAAAGTTAACAATTGATGCAAGTGAAAAAACTAGTGCTACTGCAGCAACAGCAGCCGTTATAGGTGGGGCTGGCCCTGCATTAGCTGCAGATGCTTTAATGACAATAGATGTTGATGGTGTTGGTTCGAGCACTGCTGGTGCAGGTCTTAAAGTTTACTTAATAGGATATCAAACATAAATGTTTATAATAAATCCATATATTTTTAGTGCAGCAGGGTATTCTATAACTCATTCTCTTGGATTTAATAGATCTGCTGACGAATATTTACAACGTGCTATTTCTGGATCATCTACTTTAGCTACAAAAGGTACGTTTAGTGCATGGATAAAACGAACTGTTTTAGGAACAGCAGCACAAGGTATATTTGGTGCTAATAATACTACGGCTGGAGCAAGTGGTGGGCATGATGTAATTACTTTTAATGCAAGTGACCAAATAAATATTTACCTTGCTGCTGGAGCAGATGATGTAACATGGTCGCCTAAATTTAGAGACACATCAGCATTTTATCATTTTGTTATAGCTATTGACACTACTCAAAGCACTGATACAAATAGAATAAAGTTTTATGTTAATGGTGTACAAGTTACCGATACAGCTTCTGCTAACTGGCCCGCAGAAGATCAGGTTATGCGTGGGTTTGCTTATGCAAGTGGAACTACCACTCAAGTTATAGGTACAGATATGAATCATAGTAGTACCGCTTCTCGTAATGAAGCTGGTTTTATACTTGGTGGAGATGCAATTTGGGTAGATGGTTCTGCTTTAGCTCCTACAGATTTTGGTGAATTTAACGAAGGTACAGGAATATGGGTTCCAATAGAACCATCAGTTACTTATGGCAATCATGGTTTTAGATTACAATTTCAAGGATCAGATGTTGGCACTGATACAAGTGGTGAAGGTAATAATTGGACAGCAAAAACTACTTTAGGTACAAATAATGTTGTAGCTGATACCTGTACTAATAAAGATGATGAAGAAATTAAATTATATCCAGCGTTAAATCCATTAACTAAAAACTCTAGTATAAATTTAACAAATGCAAATTTAACTCACACAGGTACAGATGGTGATATTGATACTAATACAAAAGTTAATTTTGCATTACCGTCTACTGGTAAATTTTATTTTGAGTTTGTAGCTGGTGGATCTTCTGGATTGTATTTAGGAGTTGTTGTAGGAAGTTGTGCAAATAACGAAAGTGGCAATGGTGCTAACAAAGGTTTCTTGTATAATCAATCTAATGGTAAATTATATGCAAACCCTATTACGGCTGGTAGTGGCGATGCTTATGGAGATACTTGGACAACCAATGATGTTATAGGTGTTGCCATTGATATGACGAATGGCGGTGATATGTGGTTTAGCAAAAATGATACATGGCAAAATTCCGCTACAGCTTCAGAAATTGCTGCTGGAACAACGACTAACGCAGCCGTAACGAATATGCCTACAAATACAACAAACAGTAGAACTTATGATGGCAGTGGGTTGTTTGTTTCTATAGGTGATAGTTCTGCAGGTGGTACTGGAACACTTAGGTTTGCTTCAGGTTCATGGACAGGAACAGCACCTACAGGATTTGGAGAGTTGACAAGAACAATAACTGGTGTTGGAAATTATGCAAGGATAAACCCAGAGGCTGTTAATACTGCTGGAAACAGTGATGTTACACTTTCTGCTAACAATTTAAAAGCTGTGTATGTAGCTGACCATGCTGCTGAATTTTCTATTGCTCGATTAACCAGTGGAAAACATTATTGGGAATTAACTAATCATACAAACCAAAGTGGTTCAACTGGTGTTATCCAAGGAAGTTATTATGGTAGCTTAGATCGTTCTGCTAATTTAAACTCTACTGGAATTTATTACTATAACCCCTTCAGTGGTAATAAAATGAAAGATGGTTCGGGAACATCTTATGGAAATTCAGTCGGTGCTAATGATTGTTTGCAAGTAGCATTAGATTTAGATAATGATAAGATATGGTGGGGTATAAACAATACGTGGCAAAATAGTGGTGATCCAGCAGCAGGGTCAAACGAAGCTTATAGTGATTTAACAGATACTGACTATACTCCTGTTGTCGGTTATGGAGCAGCGTATACATCTATTTTAAATACAGGGCAAACTCCATTAAAATATTCTCCACCTACAGGATTTAAAGCTTTAAATTCAGCCAACATGCCAACCCCTACAATTACAAAATCTACAGATTATTGTGATGCTATTCAGTACACAGGAACAGGAAGCGAATTAGAAATATCTAGTTTAAGTTTTCAACCCGGATTAGTACTTATTAAAAATCTTGATGCAACAGATGATTGGCTTTTATTTGATAATGTAAACGGAGTTACAAAACATACAAGTCCAAACAGAAGCGATTTAGGTGGATTGGTAACAACAGCACAATCTCTTAAAAGTTTTGATTCTGATGGATTTACTTTAGGAACTGATAATCAAGTAAATACTTCTTCAGAAAAATATGTAGCATTTAGTTGGAAAACTGGATCTAGTGGAACAGTTACAAATGGAATGACTAAAGTTAGTGATAGTTCGCAGACAAATATAACAAGAGCCGTTAATGCAGATAGCGGTGTAAGTATAATGTCATATACAGGAAATGGTAGTGCTTCTACAATTGTTCACGGATTAAATTCCACACCTAAATTTTTATTTGTAATGCCGACAGATCAAAATGGTGTACCGTTAAGCTGGCACGATGGATTAAATTCTAATCGAAGCTACAGAGCATTTGGAGCTACAGGTAATAAAGAAACTTGGGGGGATGATCGTCAGTGGGGTGCTGATCCTGCAACCAGCACAGTAATTGGTGTAGGTCTTCATACAGGTGTAAATGATAATGGTGATACTTATACTGCATATGCTTTTGCTGACGTTGAAGGATTTAGTAAGTTTAGTAGTTACACTGGAAATGGAACTACAGATGGGCCATTTGTATACACAGGATTTAGACCTTCCATAATTTGGATTGCAGGTTTGAGTGGTTCAGCAAACTGGGCAGTTTATAATGATGTACAAAACGCAAATTCTTATGGAAACCCAGCAGATAGATCTTTAAGACTTAGCTCAAATGAAACAGATGCTAACTTAGGATCTAGTCCATTTGATATATACAGTAATGGTTTTAAATCTTTAACTGGGGCTGCAGAACATAATGCTAGTGGAGTTGGTTATATATACATGGCTTGGGCAAGATCGCCTTTTGCATCTAACAACAGGGCTAGGTAATGGTAATAGCAGAAACATTAGTTGGTATACAATTAGTTAAGAGTGCTGTAACAGGTATTAAGGAAGTAATACATACTTGCCAAGATATACATGAAATTAGCCATCACATAGACAATGTGTTTAGTGGTCAAGAACACATTGATAAAAAAATTGCTGAAAAGAAAAAGAAAGCTCAGTCTAGTATTGCTGGTAAATGGCAAACGTTTATAGGTAAAAAGATTGGCGGTGATGAAGGTGATGGTACGAGTATACAAGAAATAGCTGCTGAAATTATAGAAAAGAAACAAGCACAAAAAGAGATACGTAATATGTCTCTAATGCTCAATGCTAGATTTGGTGCAGATACGTGGACTACTATATTAAAAACTAGACAAGAACGTATTAAAGAAAGAGATGAACGATTAAAACGACAAGCAGAAGAAGCTAAAGATAGAGCTTATGAAAACAGAAAAAAGTTTAAGAAAGCACTACAGGAGTTTGGTAAACTATTAATAATTATAGGTGTAGCATTAGGTATGTATTGGTACATTAGCTGGGCTTGCAAAGGATGTATATAAATGGCAACTGAAGTAAACTCTAATACGTCAGTAGCAATGCCAATACGAAACCTTATTAGTATTGTAGGTGCAGTAGCTGTAGGAACGTGGGCTTACTTTGGTGTAGTAGAAAGACTTAATAAGCTAGAAACTAATGGACAGTTAATGCAATCAGATTTAGAAAAGAACAATGAGTTCCGTATAAAAACACCACAGAGTCCTACAGACAAAGAACAGTATATGTTAATAGAGCATCTTTCTGGTCAAGTAGAAAAGATACAAACAACTATAGAATCTATGGCACACAATGCTGTTAACATATCACGGTTACAAAAAGATGTTGAGAAAGCTATGGGTAATATTGAAGATCTTAAGGATAGCCAAAGAAACTTAAAATATACTAACGGAAAATGATAGAAATATTTACAGGATTTATATTGCAAATGATAGCAAGTGTAGGTGGAACAGTTATGGAGTTTACACCACGTAAATCTTTAAGTGAGTGTTTAAAAGTTAAACGTAAAATAGAACGAGAGAGTAACACGTATCAAGGGCCACGTTGGGTTTGTACAAAAGGCAAGCTAGAAATGCACAAGACAATGGATGGAAGTTACAGACCCATGAAAATGCTGCCTTACGATGGATAGTGATAATATAATAAAGACAACAAAGGTAAGAAAATATGGCTGAAGAAACAGAACAAACACCTACTACTGTTACAGAACCTAGACCTTTAACTGTTGAAGAACGTAACAAACCTATTTTAGATGTTATGGGACAACAAGCTACTGGTGTTACTGATTTAGGTGTTGATCCTGCTAGTGGAATAACTCCAAGTTTAGGTTCAGGAGAATATAAACCTATTCAACAAACAGTAGGTACAGGAGAAGATATTGATACTACTGGAAAACTGCTTTCAACAGATGTATCTCTCCCTACTTCTCAAGCTGTTGATAGTACAGATGTAGTATCTCCAGAAAATACTGGTGCATATGAAATACAAAATGTTGAAAAAACAGTTGGTAAAGTTGGAACAGTAGAAGGTATTACAGGTGTTCTTTCTACAGATGCACAAATAAATGCAGCAGATATTACAGATTCAAAAACTAAAGAAGATATGTTGTCTTTAGGAGCATTATCTACTGCAGCTACACAAGAATTAGCTCAAGAAGCTACTGTTCAATACCAATTAAATAAAATTATGGATTCTTTACAAACTGGTTCTGAGATGCCTTCATGGGCTTCAGCACCATTAAGAACAGTTAAATCAATAATGAATAAACGTGGTTTAAGTGATTCTTCAATGGCTTCTGCTGCAATGGTACAAGCTTTAGTAGAAACTGCATTACCTATAGCTGCTGCAGATGCTCAAGCTTATTCTAAAATACAACTACAAAATTTAACTAATGAACAACAAACTGTTTTATCTAATGCTGCTACTATGGCTTCATTAAATATGAAAAATTTAGATAATAGATTACAAGCAGCTAAAGTTAATGCTGAATCATTTTTAAAAATAGATTTACAAAATGCTAATAATGCACAAGTGTCTGCACATTTATCTTATCAAAAACAAACTGAAGGATTATTTAAAGATCAATCAGAAATAAATTTATCAAAAAGAATTAATGCTCAGTTTAAAAATGAAATTGATAAATTTTATGATCAATTAAAAACAACTGTGGATACGAATAACTCTAACAGAGCAGCAGCTACTGATCAATTTAATGTAGATCAAATGAACGCTATGTCTAGATACGAAGCAAAAATAGAAGATGCTAGAGAAAAATTTAATACTAATATGCGTTTACAAATAGATCAATCAAATGCAGTTTGGAGAAGAAGTATTAATACAGCAAATACAGTAACAGAAAATGCTGCTAATCAAATAAATGCTGCTTCATTGTTAGGATTAACAGTAGCTTCTCAAAATAATTTATGGCAAAAGTATAGAGATGAAGCTAACTATTCTTTTACATCTAGTGAAAATGATGCTCAAAGAGCATTGCAGTTAGCTTTAACAAGCATAGGAAATCAATTTGCTTCTACAATGTTTGATAAAGAAATGGAATATGAAGATACAAAAGCTTCAGGAGCTTTGTTAGCTAATTTTGTAGATGCAGCATTAGATGTAGGAAAATCTTATTTAATTAAATAAAGGGTAATATTATGAGTCTCGTAACTAGTGTAGTTTCTTTTTTTGCTGATAAATTTTTAGGTTCAAGTGATTCTGATAAAGATGATGAAAAATCTTATAGAGAAAAAGAAAGAAAGAAAGAAGCAACTAAAGGATTTGTAGATCGAAAATGGAAAAAAATAATGCAACAAACAAGAGATGCAAATAAACGAGTAGATACTAAAGGTATGGGACTTCCAAAAAAATCTCAACAATCTTTTCTTTTAGATCTTATACAACCTTTAGAAAAAAGAAAAATGATGACTATTGAAAAATTAAAAAATATAGAAAATGTATATAGACGAAATAATTATGCAAATTTAGAAAAACATGATTCTTATCAACAATTAATTAGTTTAAATAATATAGCACAAAATTTTTCTATAGAAGAAGATTCAAAGGATTTTGATAATGTCTAGAATAGTTGATTCTGAAAAATTACAAATAGATCCAATAGGTAGACCAATTCCCGGTCAATCTTTAGCTTCAAATATGTCAGATTTACCTTATGAAAAACCTCCTTTAACAGCTTCAGTACCTCAAGCTTTAGAAGGAATACTTCAAGGTTTTGAAAAACCTATTCAAAAAGAAAATCTAATGGATATTTTAGAAATAGGATTATCTGCAGAAACTATTGCATCAAATATTACTATGAAAGCATTTTCAGATGGAATTATAACTCCTGATATGGCTGAATTAATGAAACCTGCAATTATAATTGCTATTGCATCTATGGCAGAAGAAGAAAATATAGATTATGTTTTATTTAATGATCCTGCAGAAACTAGTATTAATAAAAAAGAAGTAAATTCTTTAATGAAAAAAATTTCATTAAAAGATGATACTGATGATAATGTGCCAAAACTTAATGTAATGAATACTAAATTAATTTCTTCAGATGAAATTGAAGAAGAAAAAGAAGAAGAAAATATTGAAGAAACAAATATGGTTGAAAATACAGGAAGTTTTTTAGATATATCTTCTGATACTTTTGAAGAAAACGAAGAAGATATTGATGTAGCAGAAGAAGAAGAAGAAGAGGAAATATAACATGGTACTTGGACTTAAACTTAAACCCGGACTTGCAACAGGTTTTGTAAATGAACTTTTACTTATAGGTAGAGAAAAAACAAGTGCTGCAGCAAAAGCAAAAGAAAAAGCAGAAAAACTTACTAGAGAAAATATAAAAAATACATTAACTACTTTAAGTCCTGACGTATTATCTAAATCAGGTATGGGAGCTTCAGAACAAATATCAACTTTAGTAGGACAAGGTGTTCCACTATCTCAAGCAAAGACTCAAGTTTTTGCAGCTACGTCACTGCGAAGAGGTAAAACAGAAGAAGATTTTTTAAAAAATATGACAAATTCTATTGCTAGTATGGAGAAAGGAGACATTCCATTACCTAATATTGTTAACATACAAAAAATAATAGAAGATCCAAAAGTGCATCCTTCTGAAAAACAAAAAGCAATAAAACTTATTTCAAATTTTGTAAAATTTCCTTGGTCTCAAAAAGGATATGCAAACCATGCAGCTTTTTTAAAAACTAATGCAAATAAATATGAAACTAAAAGAAGAAATCAACGTGCTCAGTATTTAAGCAATACAAAAAATAGAGATTTATACGACAATTTTAAAGATCCTGCTATAGGAGAACATTTTGTATATCCTGAAAATGTATATAATGCAGTAGTTTTAAGTGGAGCAAGTTTTGGAGGAGGACAAAAATTAGATAATATACAAAAAGTTATAGCTCATAATGAATTTTTAGATATAACAAATAGTAATTTAAAAAAACTTAACCCTTCTTTACGTTCTAAAGCAATGAATAGTCAATATCTACAACAATTAATTAAAAGAAGTGTAGAGGTTTTAAGAACAACTCCAATAGACAAAAATGTAAACGGTACACAATATACAGAACTGTCTAATGATTCTGTAATTTTTAAAGATAGAGATCACATTAAAGATTTAGCTGGTCAAACAAATACTAATAAAATAGAAAAAAATGTACCTTTAATAAACAAAACACATTCTGTTGTAACACCTTTAAGTGCATCTAACAAACAAGATATACAAGTGTATAATCAAACAAGTAATTCGTTTAAAAACAATCCAGACACACAACAGTTATCTGGACATATAGACATAGATCCTACTGTTAAATCTTTTTTTATTGATCCTTCAAAAATTTCACCAGAAAATATGAATAAAAAAAGTTCAATTACACAAAAAACATTTAAAGATGAAATATCTTTAAAAGAAACGTATACTGCATGGTTTGAAAATCCTAGTCCAGAAAATACTAAAAATTTTACAAATCAATTAGAAAAAATAACAGAAGGAATAACAGATAACAGAGCAGATAATTTAGTTCATGGTGTTATGGCTACAGCTTTATATACTGTATATTCTTTAGATCCTTTAAATACAATTGTTACAAAAACTGCAAGAAGAACACCAAAAAATAGTAGATTTTCTAATACTCGCCTTATTAATTTACCAAAAGGACATTCTCATTGGAAATTACAAGCACAGTATAAAAAAACTCTAATGACAACAGCTAGTTTGATGGATGACATTGATGGTATTTTAACATTTTATGATAGTGATGAAACTCAACTTAAAATAGGAAATACAATTGAAGATCTAAGAAAACCTCTTATTCCTATAGGAGATTCAAAGAAAAATTTAATGGGATTTCAAGCAGAGTATTCACTTGCGTTAGACAACTGGGGTAGAAAATTATCTGGTCTTTATGGTGCTGTTTTAGAAATAGCAGGAGTTCAAAAAAACCAACATTTTAAAAATGGAGTTTCTTCAAATGCACAACTAAATGATGCCAATGTAAAAAGATTAAGTTGGGCTTCTTCAAAAATGAAAGAAATTCAAGATGTAATGTCTAGTGGAAATGCTTCTCAAGAATATAAACGTAGATCTATTATTCAATTTAGGAAATTAGCTTTAACATATCGTTTATCTGGTATGGTACAAGGTAATGCAACAGGTGGTAGAACTATTTCAAATCAAGATTTTGAAGTTATGTTTAAAGCTTTATGGGGATCTGAAGAAGCATCAGTAGCAAGATTACAAGCATTAAGAGATAAACTTTCAGCTATGAGTGCTTTTGCTTCTGCTAATGATCTGTTTTTAGAAACTGGCACATATCAACTACTTAGTGATACAAAAGGCTATGGAAGGATGCATAGTTTACGTAAAGAACTTGTATCTCGTTATAATAAAAGATTTTCAGATATTGATCAACAATATGCAGAAAAAGATAAACAAAAATTAGGTGAAAGTGAAGGAACGTATACTAGAGGAAAAGTTAAATATCCTAATTCTAAAGAATATACTAATGTTTTTAATAATTATTTTAGAAATACATATGGAAATAACTATAACAGTGCTGAGTTTCAAGATTTTATAAACAAACGTAAAAAAATGATTGATTTTTTGTATGATAACATAAATGTAAATTATGCAAAGGAAGTTAATGCTACTCGTAAAGATGGAAAAAGTCCTGTAGAAACTAGACTTAAAGAAGATTTTAAAAATTTATTTTTTGACACAAAAACTGCAGCAACTAATTTAGTAACTAAAAATTATATGAAACAAGAGGATTTTACACATATGTTTGGTGGAGAGAGGGTAGATAAAGGATCAGGAGAGAAAAGTAATATACTTGGAACTGATGTGACATTATTTAAAAATTTAATTAGTGCAGTAAATTCAAAAATACCTTAACAAAAATAACTTTATGGAATAATAATAATATGTCTTTAATTAATGAATATTCAGGAATGTTAAAAGATACTTCTTCCTCTAAACCTGTTACTGAAGAACAACCTGTTATTAAAGAACAACCTGTTGTTAAAGAACAACCTATTACAGAACAAATGTCTTCTTTAGATATACCTAAAAAAGAAGAAATATCTTTACAAGATACAATATCAGGATCAGAAGAACAAGATGTTCTTATGGGAGGTGAAGGTAAAAAAACAGATGTTTTAACAGGAAAAAGTCTTAAAATAAATATGGGAACTTTTGATAAATATTTTCAAAGATTACAAAGTGATTTTGCTAAAACATTAGATGAGAAAAAACGTAGTGATTTTGGGCAAGGTAATTGGCCAACAATTGAAAGTGAAGAAAAAAAGAAAAAAGAAGAAGGTATACGAAGAGATGAAGAAGGTGTACCGTCTTCGCATGAGCTAGGCTCTGCTACAAACCAACCTACTGATAAAGATTCTGGATTTATAGATTTTCTTGATAAAGTAATTCCATTTAGAGAAACTAGAAAATATGCTGCTAAACAAATTAAAAGTGTTAGTAGCCTTCCTCAAGCAGTTTCAAGAGCAGGAGTAACTGTTGGAGATTTAGTGCTTACTGTTTTTGAAAATATTCCTGATGCTTTTGGTTATTTACGTGTAGGTACTCGTAGTATAAAAGATCTTAATATTAAAGATCCAAACAAAGCTTATATAATTGGTGGAGTAAGACCAAATATTTTATTAGAAGGTTTTAACGCAATGATTGGAACACCTCTTTTTTGGGCAGAACCTTCAAAATTACCCTCTGCACAAAATCCTGATATAAAACAAGATCCTGAAGTTTCACCTACTCTTCTAAAATCATTTTATGGGCCAAATTTATTTGCAGAATTTTATCATCAAGCATTTGTAGATTACACTTATGAAGTAAAAGGTTTAAAAGACGCAGATTATTTAAATAAATATTTTATACCTAGTATAGCTTTTGGTATGTTTGCTAAAGGAAGAAAAGCTGCAGCTAATTCTGAATATGGACGAGCTATATTAAATTTTTTAGATGTTCCTGAAAATGAAGATACTGCTTTTCTTAAAGGTGTAACTTTTGGTACAGAAGCTTTAATGCTTGGCCCAGTAAGAATGTATTCATTAGCTACAAAAAAAGCTGTTGATGGTACAAAAAAATATTTATATCCTTATTTAGAAAAAGGAGCAGATATTTATAAAATAGCAGGAAGTAGAAAAACTGCACAAGCTAGGTTAAATAACTTAAAGGAACTTTATGGAAAAGGGCCGTGGGCTAAACCTACTGAAACTTTAAAAGATATATTGTATACTCAAGGACAAATGGCACTAGGAGGTGGAGGAGCATACGCTGCTGCTGAAATGTTTTTAGAAGATACAGAGTATAAAGATGCTTCTTTATTATTTGGATTAGCAGGAATGATGTCAGGTGGCGAATGGGGGTATGTAGGAAAATTTCCTGTAATAGGAATTAGTCCTAATAAAATAGGTAGAGCTTCTACTAGAACTTTAAATTTTTTATTATATTCAATGTTAGCAGGTACAGCAAAAGCTGAAAAAGGTTTAGTATCAATGTTAGGAGGAAACTTACAAAAACATAGTGTAAGTTTTGAACGAGCACATGTAAATAGTTATTTAAGAGCTATGGGATATAAAGGAAGTGAAATAAAAGATATTGAACAAAAAGTTAGAAAAAATGTTCAAGATTTAATAGATGAATACGGAACTGAAGAAGGAAAACGACTAGCTATACAAAGAGGATTTATGCGTGAAGATGGAACAATAGATATAAATTTAAGTAAACAACCTTATACTGAAGTTAGAGCTAGTGAATTAAAATTATGGAGACAAATGATTGATGAATTAAATAACATTAAAGATCCTGCTCTTAAAGCTGATTTACAAGCTGCTGCAGAAAGAACTAGTAATTTATTTAATAAATTATCATCAGATATGGCAGGTTTACCTGATCAAGTATACGAAAAAATTCAAATGACATTAGGACAAGCAT